AGATTATCGACCCAGGGATCATTCGGGTTCTCGACCTCTCCGACTATTGCAAGGCCGCTTAAGACCTTCGTGGCAGATTCTGCCAGGTAGGATGCACCTACACCCTTATGGAATATCTGGATGTAATTGTACTCCGTCTGGCTCCTGTCGTAGTTCCGAGGGGTTGGAGCGGTCAGAGTATCAGTCTCAGTTATGTCCTGCTGAGTGGGGGTATCGAAGGCATTCTCAGAATTCAAGGGAAACTTGAGCACGCCAACCGTCTTAGCTCCACCGGCCCGGCCCATGCCTCCCAGGCCACCAATCATATTCAGAAATCGGCAATTCTTGTCAGTCAGTCCCAACGTGAGGAGCTGACCGTGGTACTGGGGAGTGTTCCAGTACGTTGCTGCTGCGTCACTGTTAGCCATGGATCATATCATCTCTAAAATTTATATGCTTTCGCTTTCAAGCGGTTGACCTTCTTCCAGTCCTCCGCGCTGCCCGATTTGATAGCAACTTTCTCGGCCTCTGCTATCTGAGTCCATAGGTCCGGCTCCTTGGTGTCCTGGAGACCGGGATTGCCCGCGCCCTGTGCTCCGTTCGGCGTCTTGGCTGCCAGGAGTCCGAGCCCGGCCAACTCTGCCACGTCCGCCTCGATTTCTTCCGGCGTGCTGCCTACTACCCTCTTGAGAAGGGCGTCTACCTTATCAGCCGGAGCCCCGGCCTTCATGAGCGCCCGGAGCTTTGCGGCCTCCAATCGGGCCTGCTCGGCGGCAGTCTTATGCTGATCCCGTTCGCCGGTTAGCTTTTCAACTTCGCTTTTGGCGTCTTCGTCTGCCTTCTTCTTGGCTGCCGCCAGGGCTTTGGCGTCCTTCAGGCTCATTCCCAGGTCCTTCTCCAGAGCCTCGCGGTCTCTGGCCAACCTGGATTTGACTATCGCGTCTACTTCTGCCTGAGTAAGTGTTTTTCCCGGTTCTGCTGCCGGTGGCTGGTTATTCCCGCCTGCTGCTGGATCTGCCGGAGGCGTGGCCGGTGGTGTATTTGGCTCATTGCCTGTCATAAAATCAATGTCTCCCGCCGTTTCAAGCCTGGCGTGGGCTGGTGATAATTACATTACCTGCTCTTTGGCTTCCTCCGAGACCTGAGCCACTGATTTGGCCACGGTCATATCAGGCAGTGGCTGGATTATACCCGCGTCATAAGCAGCTTGCAGCGCAGCTTTTGGTGATAAGATCCGGGCCATGGTGAGCGTGCTTAGCGCCGTTGCCTGGATATTGTGCCTGTTTGCGGTCTCCATAGGATCATCAGGGATACCGTCCTGTAGTGTGACCTGCACCTTATCTGGCTCAAAGGATGCATCTTTAGAGATCTTGGATTTGAGTGAGTAGATGATAGGGACTTTCTTTTGATATTCTGATGCCAGCCAGCGGACTTTCGCCAGGGTCTCAGATTGCTTGAGCCTAATGGCCGTCCCGCTCTCGGCTTTGTTAACTTCGTCGTCGTCTGTCAAAGAGAAGTCTTTGAGGAGCTGCTTATATAGGTCTCTGATCTCTGCCTCTACGGCTCCAAGCTCTGCTTGCCAAGTCAGGTATTGAGCAGGGGGTTCGCCAGCATCGAGTATTATCGCTTCTTCCGACTTCCAGACATATTTTTGTTTAGCGTGGTCGAAAGTAAACGCACTGGATCCTGCCATGGGCCTGGGATGAGTGAACTTGCGCAGCACCACCGCCCTCTGAGTATATGCCAGATCTAAGGCTTCCAGCTTGGAATAGATCTCCGGGATATAGTCGGACTGGCCATAGTAGCGATCACTGGTAAGGATATTGTCTATCCGCACAACCAACAGCTCATCGACACCAGTATCCTGTTTTCCTTCAGCATCAACCTCAAGATATTCATACTGCTTGAATGACTTCGCCTGGATCGGGCCGGCAAGCTTCTTGCCACTGCCTGTGGTTGCTCCGGGCACATTGGCCAGGTCAGATGATACCACCTCATAGACGACGTGCTGGATTTGGCCTTTTGTGTGGATCGTGAACTTGACATACTCATGCTCTTTTTTCTTATCGCCCTCTCCTTCGGTCTGCTTGAAGACGGCAAAGATAACGTATGCAGAAGCCTGCTGGATGTTTCCAGGTTCTACAACCATGTAGAAATTCTCAGGGCTGATAGCAACAACGCGATCCTGGGAGATCTCCATCGCCCCGATCCCATAGCGAGATGCATCGGTAAGCACCTCATAATCTGGCAAGTCATATATAATGGGTGCATCGATCTCTGGCGATTCTCCAATAATAAAATTCAGGTATTCTTTGGTTGCGGTTTTGGCCAGGCCAATGATGATAGGGACTTTCTTGTCATCGTCATCCTTGTCCTTGATGTAGGCTGCGAGCTTCGGGAAAACGGCTTCGTGATCTCCGTTGTAGAGAAGACGATTCTTGACGTGCTCTGCCCGACGGACCGCCTCGTCCTTGTCCTCCGGAGGCCATGGCTGGCCGTCTGCTATCCAAAGGAGATCAGTGAGCATTTCCGGCCTCGATCATCGTCTTGCCTGCATCGGCTGCTATCTTGGCTTCGTTGGCTTTCACGGCAGCAAAGCAACTCTGGCAGGCATATTGAGCGGTTATCATGCTGGTGCTGAAGACACCCGGCCTAATGACTGGCTGAAATTTGAGGACGGCAATAGGGATAGGATACTCTTTCTGCCTGATCTCATTGCCACACAGTAAACAGATCGTCATAGTCTCGCCGCCCGATTGTAGAAATACCTGCCCATATCGCAGCTATCATCATTCAGCTTAAGAGGCTCTTCTTTGCCCGCGCCCTGCGCTTTCTCATTCCAGACATAGCCAGCGTGTTCAAGAATGGTCCGCTTGCACTTAGCGCAGAATCTAATAGTGTGAGTATAAATCGCAGTCGCGTACTCTTGGACTTCTTTGAGCACGTCTTTCTTGATTGCGGATCGGATAGTCAGCTTAGGATAATCGGCTTTGAGCTGCTTGATTAGGCTCAGGCCGCCGCCGCCGGGGTCGACTTCGACCGAGAGAGGAACAATCTGCCGGCCATTGTAGCTCAGCATCTCCCTGCCGAATTCCTGAGAAAATATCGCGTTCGGCTTGTCATTGGTGAAGAATTCTTTGACCAGATACCAGCAGCGCTGTGAAAGTGAATACCCCCATAAGCCCATGCACGTGGGATGGACCTGACCATAGTCTATCGAGACCATCCAGGTGACCAGATCATCAGGCTCTTTCTCTACCACGTGCCCATCTTTGGGATCGGTGGAGAAGAATGAGAACACCCTGCCTTCTGCCGCCACCCAAAGCCCGAGGATGAACCGGAGATAGTAGACTGTCCCAGGGGGATTCTCTCGGATCAGATCTGCTTTATACTCATCTGTAAGCCCTGGATTGTCATCCAAGACGAAATGCCAGAGCCTGATGGAGATCTCTTTTGCCCGGTCAATGTAATCTGTCTTGATATAATGCATTGGCTGATCAGGGTTTGTGGTAGCCAGCAGAGTAGAACCTGCCTTGTCCATCCTGGTCCGGAGCATCTTGAAGACGCTTTTGGCCCAGGTAGTGACCTCATCACAGTAGGCATCTAAGAGCGTCGGACCTCGGAATTTCTTCTCCTGGCCTACGTCGTTGGCTCCTCTGATCGATACTTTGCGGCCAAAGATAAAGAACTGCCGCCATCCTGTTGTATGCACCACGGCAGCCGGCAGGAGATCTTTTAGGGGCTCGATACAGTTCAGCTCTAAGGTCTCTGTCGTGTTCCCTACCATCATTCTCCGGCCTTTGCGGCCATGCAGGCACCGCCAGAGCCAGACTATGAGGCTCATGATGGTCTTGGAGCTTCTGACCGATCCATACCAGAGATTGATGCTCATGGGATGGTCGATGCAAGCCAAGATGCTTTCGGCCTGCTTGCCAACGGGGAGGAAGAGATCGTTGGTCCCTTTCTCAGGCTTGATGCCCTGAGCCAGCTTGCGAAGGCATTCGAAGATTTGGCCCTGTGATTCATCCTCTTCCGCTTCCTGGAAGATGGGATAGAATGGATGATCTTGTGGAATGCCACCTAACCGGATTGCAGCGACGAAGTAATCCAGCAGTTCGCCCGGATCTATCTCGACCTCACCGCTTGGAAGCGTGGCAGTGATCGAGGGCTTTTTTGATAGTGCCTCGAGCCGTTCAACTTGTCTCCATGGGGCCTTCATTTATTGGTCATCTGCTTTTCAATCGCGTTGATTCTATCTTGGATTTTCTTCCAATCCCCTATTTCCATAGAGAACTTTTGGCTATTTGTCATTGCGTTCGCCAGGCTTGCATATTGACCAGCGTGCGATAGGGGATCATCGCATGCAAGAATTTGATTCATGAGCTTATTTAAGCCCTGCCTAAGTCCCTTCGGAGAAGTATGCCCTATATGGCATTTCCGTTTGCGATTTGTGTTATTACCCCCATTTGGCGCATCGATTTCATCAGAAAGAGGGGGGGTCTGCTTAATCGACACATATCATCATTCCTTGAAATTAAGTAATTAGCACCGGCGGGCCTGCGATTGATCCCGGCGAGAGATCAGAGTCACATCAAAAGATAGGAGGTGTATTGAATGTAGAGACAGGCCGCGCCGTGGTTTTCTCATGGAGTAACTCGGAGGATAGGCCCGGTGAAGAAG